ATTTGCTGCTTCTCAGAATGGAGATTTCACTCTAGCTGTAGAAGCTATTGATAGTAATAATATGGCTTCTGTTAAGAAAGCTTTTAAAGACTATGAAACTAAAAGACAAGAATTTGAAAGAGCTACTGCTTTAGAGAAAGATCAGATTAGACTTCAAGTAGAAGAAGTTAAATTTCAGAATGATCAAGCTAGTAGAGATCAAGAACTCTATATTGAAACAATGAAAGAAGAAGGTGAAATGTCTCGTAAGCTTATTGACGCTGAAATTAAATTAGCAGAACTTGAAATGAAAGCTATGGGTGAAGGTGAAGTTGATGATTCTACTATGTCTGATATAGATTCTCTTAAAACAGATATTGAAGAACGTAAATTAGCTTTACAGGAACGTAAGCAATCTGAGGATGCTAGACTTAAAGAGAAGCAAATAGATACTCAATATAAAATAGCTAAAGAGAATAAAAATAAGTATGACAGAAAAGCTAAATAAGTGCTATAATAACAGGCAAAATTTTAGCATAAATTAGGTAATATATAATAGTAATTGTTTATAGTATAATTGTAATGTAACATCTTAAAAAACGTAAAAGTAATGTTTATAATTAGTAAATTTAACCGCAAATTAGAAGGCGAACCTGGTAGTTCTGGTGGTGCTGACGATGTGATAGTAAGCGGATATGATGAAGAAGTAGGAGCTAATAGTGGTTCTGCTAGTCCTGATAATGGATTTGTTATAGATGATGGAGATACTTCTAAAAAAGTAGAGGGTGATTCTAACAGTAAAGAAGATGGGGAAGATACTTCTAAGCCTACAGATAAAACTTTAAGTGATATTAAAGATCTTAATCCTATCTCTTCTGATTTCCTTTCTAGTAAATATGGTGATGATGTTAATCTTCTTAAAGTTGATGAAGATGGTAATATCACTAATACAGAAGGTGAAGTTTTAGTAACTAAAGAAGATTATGATAAGGGTATTAAAGATACTAAAAGTAATCATGTTGAGTTAGCTAAAAATTATATTAAATCTCTTGAAACTTTTAGAGTTGAAGATGAAGATGGTAAATACTATGATGCTAAGATTAACGAAAAAGGAGAATTAGTTGATTCTAAAGGTAATGTAGTTATGTCTTCTGAAGATTTAGTTAATAATGTTATTACAGAAGGTGACTATGTAGATTATGATCCCGATGAAACTAGTATTTATGAATCTGCTAATCAGATTACAGGTTTTGATTTTGTAGATGAAAATGGAGAATCTGTTGAATTCGATGAAACTCCTGAAGGTTTAGCTAATAGAGATTTACACCTTGTTCAGAATTATGGTGTTCGTATGGCACAAGAGCAAATTAACAAGTTTTTACAAGATAATCCAGAAATGGAATCTTTTTATAACTATGTTAAAGTTAATGGAACAGGGGAAGGATATGGGCAACGTACTAACCACGAAGGGATTCAAATTGATAAATCTAATGAAGATCAACAATTTAGTCTAGTAGTTGAAGCTGAGATGGTTCGAGGTAATAGTAGAGAACGTGCTGAAAATATTGCTGAAATGTTTAAAGAAAAAGATAAACTATTTGAAGAATCTGAAAATAGTTTGTCATTTCTTAAAAGTAAAGACCAAGAATATAGGCAAGCAGATAAAGAAAAAGTTGCTAAACAACAACAAGAAGCTCAAGCAGATAAAGAGAAATACGCTAATAGTGTTAAAGGTCTATTAGAAAAGGGTAAAGTATTAGATTATACTATACCTAAAAATATTAAAGTTAAAGATAAAAACGGAGTTATTAAAACAGCTTCTATTAATGATTTCTTTGAATATATTACAGTAGATCAAGGAAATGGTTTAACTCAAAGTCAAATTGATGCTCAAAGTGAAGATATGGAATATAAAGTTCTTATTGATTATCTTCGTTTTACAGGAAATGATATTAACTATCTTGTTAATCAAAAGAGTAATCAAAAAGCTGTTAATGAATTTAAAAATAAGTTTTCAAGAAGCAGAACTAAAGTTCCTAAAGCTACTATTAAGGTAAATAATCCTAATAGAAATAGGGACGATGATATAGCTGTATAATATTAATGTAATTAAAAATTTTAAATTATGCCTTTTAGTGTTAGAGAAATTAGACGTGGAGTATATGATTCCCGAGGCTATAGTAACGAAGATACTCTTACTCGTCTAATGTTAGGTAAAACAGACAAACTTACACCAACTCTTACTTATTTATGGGGTAGGGATAGTGATAAGTTTCCTTTGACCGTTATGACAGAGGGTAATGCTGCTAGTGGTGGTGTTATGGATATTAACGGAATAGAATATGAATGGGATACTATGGGTAAGCCCCGTCATAGCGAACAAGTTGTAACTTTTGATAAAGTTGCTAATCCTGAGCCAGGTAAAGGTTTTAGGCCTTTCTATGTATATTTTAAATCAAATATACTTATTGAACAATACTCTCTTTTAGCTCCAGATGGTGTTACTAGAACTCGTATTATGAAAGCTCCTGAAAAAGAAGCTGAAGGTTTGTGGAAATATACTCTTGAGTTAAAAACTACAAATCCAAATGCTTATTGTGATCCTTCTAATCTTACGCCAGGTAAGCATTGGGTAATGGGTGCTCCTACTATTCCTGAATCCTTCTCTAGAGGTAACAGGAGTAATGTACGAGGTACTGGTAAAATGCACAATCAAATTAGTTTTAATCGTTATACAAAACATATTGGAGGTAACTTAGCTAATAAGATTGTAGATATTCAGTTCCCTACTAAATCAGGTGGTACTACTAATCGTTGGATTAACGAAGAAATGCGTCAGTTCGAAATTGATATGCGTTTATATAACGAAGAACATCTATGGACTTCTGAATATAACCGTTTACCTAGCGGAGAACTTGTTATGAAAGATTATGATTCTGAACAACCAATTCCTGAAGGTGCTGGTATGTTTGAGATGATTAAAGAATATAACTATGATACTTACGGTTATTACCTTACTATTGATAAGTTAAAATCTACTATCAATTCTGTATTTGATAAAGATACAGATACTGGTAATATGGAGATTGTTCTTTATTGTGGTGATGGATTTGCCGATGATTTTGACCAAGCTATTAAATCTGATATTCATGCTAATGGATTCCAGCAAGCTTTAGGGGAGAAAATGATTAGTGGTGGTGAAGGTAATTTAAGTTATGGAAATAACTTTACTCAGTATCGGGATATTAAAGGTAATACAATTACTCTTAAAAAATTACACTTACTTAATAGAGGTCTTTGGGCTGAATTAGATAAAGCTAATGGTAATTTACATCCTCGTACTAAACTTCCCATGAGTGCTCACGTTGGTATTTTTGTTGATCATTCAACTGTAGACGGGGAGCGTAATGTTCAAATGGTTCGTCAAAAAGGTCAGGCTGATATCTTTGGTATTGTTAAAGGTCTTTCTCCTGTACCAGAATCATGGGGTGCTGTTAATACCCTTCAACTATCTAATGATGAAGATGCTTCTAGTTATGAGCATAAATTTAGTAAAGGTATTAACATTAAGAATACTACTGGATGCTTCATGTTACAGTGTAAATTGAATTAATAATATAAGAATTAGAACAAAATGAGTGATAATAAAGCTGATATTTTAAATATTAATAAAGCTGATACATCGCGAGATGTAATTGAAGAGCAAATAAAAGTTAGTCGTCCTGTATATTTAATGCGTAAAGATACTTCTTCTGGTTATTTTGCAAGAAATGTTAAATTTATGCCAGAAGTTAAATCTAGGGTTGGAGCATCTATTAATGCCGTCGTTAAGATTAAAGAGAATATGGAAGAATGGTATAAGTATATGCCTAGTATTCTTAATGCAAGGTCTAATAGCGATGATTTTAATAAGTTGTTTGATTTATACCTAAACAATATATCTCATATAGTTTCAGAAGGTGGCGATAAATTAGAAGCTGGATTTATTTTCAGTAATAAAAAAGTAGCAGAAGCACATAGTAAAGCTTCTGCTGCTATTTATGATGAGTTTAATAAAGCTGATAAAAGTCGTCCTGAGCTTAGAGATCAAGCATTTAAAACAAGGGATGAAAAAATCGTTGCTTTAGAACAACGTCAATATAAAGTTGGTACTCCTATTAATGTTTCCGAATATCTTCTTTGGAGATATTGTATTCATTATGGAGATGTTGCTAACGATATTGCTCTTATAAATAAGAGTGGTGCTATTAGGTTCTATTTACAAGATCCTAAATTAGAAGAATATAAACGTAAGGTTATGTTTGACTATCGTAAGGAAGCTACTCTTAAATATGTTGAACTTCTTAAAGATACATCCAAGATTAATAATTTACTTTGGATATATCTAGATGGTGCAACAGATGTTACTGCTCTTAATGAAATGGAAAAAGTAGATAGAGTAGAAGCATTTAAAAATGATAATCCAGAAAGATTTATAAAGACTATTGAAGATAAAGATCTGGAGATTAAAGCCACTATTCAAATGATGATATATTTTGGTGTTCTCCGTAGATTATCTGGATCAGATGTTATTGTTGATGAAAACAATGATATTATTGGTAATAATACTAGAGATGCTATTATATTCTTTAAAAATACTGAAAAGAATAAAGCTAACATTACTAGGTTTAATGCTAAATTAAAGAATTATTTAAATGGATAGTGCAACAATGCACATAGATTTTAGAGCTAAGGCTAACCGTATTAATAGTCTTAAGAATAAAACATTTGTACCTCAAGAGATAGACTTGTTTCTTAATGATCAAATGGAAGCTTTTATAAGTAATATTGTCGATACTGTAATTAAAGATAAGGGGTTTGAAGATATACAAGCTAATTTGGATAAAGTTAGACCTCTTGTTAAAACTGACAGTACAGATACTACAGAAGCTGGTACTTTAACTCTAAACTCTTTTGATAGAGGAAAATATATTGATATTCCTTCTGATTATATTAGAAGAATTAGAATATCAGCAGATACTGAAAATTACTGTCTTGAATATAATAAAAGACCTTGTAGAGTTTATGATAATGAAATAATTGACACTATTCTTGTGACTGAATTTTATAAAAGTCATATTAAAAGTCCAATATCTTCTATTCATAATACAATGGTTAGAGTATTTGAAGATAAATTTACAGTTTCTAATATATATTTAACCTATCTTAAAAAATATCCACTTATTGTTTATGATTCACAAAACTGTGTTTTACCGGACGATACTCATAGGGATATAGTTGATATGGCTGTATCCAAAGTTAATAGTGTAATAAATGCAGGTAATTACGAGAAATACTTAAATGAAATATCAAATAATGATTAAATATTATGGAAGGTTTATTAGTTACTAAACATGGTGTTCCATTTTCCGCTAAAGGTGCTGCTGGGGTTGAAGATAGTTTAACACTAGAAAAAGAAATTCCTGAAGTTAGAGAAGGTTCACTTGTTGTTGTAGGAGATGAAGGAGAAATGGTTGTTGCTGCTGGTACTGGATTGAGTGATAGTAAAAATGTTCAATTCTATGTTGGTATGCCTACTGGTATAGCTCCTAAGAAAAGTTCTCAAATTCCACTTACAGCTATCGCTAATGCTGTTAAATATGCTTACAGTGCTCCTGTTGTGCAGGTTTCT